TTTTTAAAAACATGCCATGGAAATAGTTTTTTCGATTTTAAATTGAAATGATATCGATAATATTTTGTTTCTAATTCACTTTCAAAAATGTTTCTTCTTGCGTAATGAAAAGAAGTAAAATTAATACTATTTCCGACAAATTCTACTTTATATAAAAATCTTGATTTTCTTTAAAAGTGTATAATAATTCGTGTTTACCATTGGATTTTATTTTATAAAGTTTGTTTTCTAATCGTAATAATTCACTGATTCCATATGCTCCTTTGACCCTAGTCAATTTATATGTCATAAAATATTGATTTGAAAGAACTTTGGCACCAATATTCTTTAGTTGTTGAAACATAAATTGGAACAACTTCTTTGGTATTGATATCACACTGAACTACGCTAAAAGCTTTATCATATTCAATTGCAAAAGTTTGATAATAAATGTATAACTTATCATTTATTAAATCAAGTGTAATTGGATAATGTTTTAACTCATTCGGACTTTCATAAATTACTTCGAAATTTTCAACACCAGCAAACGACATTTTAATATTACCATTTTCTATTAAAAACATATAGTCTTGAAAATATATATAATCATAAAAATAGCGAATAGCATTTTCATCAATAATATTACCTTGATAATCAATATGAATTAAAGTATTATTTCCTCCAAATAGAAATGAATCTTTAAATAATTTAAAAAAACCATAATAAGGGGCTTCTAAATCAAAATGATAAAATATTTGATAATTCTTATTATATGTATCATATTTAACTAAAATGCCTTTTTTTACCCCATATTCTAAAATCAAATAGATATTATTCTCATAATAAAAGTAATCCACAACATTTAATCCTTTTATTTCTTCATTATACTTATAATATGAATCATATACTTTTCCATCAATCTCAATATAATCGATTAACACACTAAATTCTTCCCCAGTTGTTTTCATACGATAATTACTAATATAAACATAATTGCCATCCCAATCACCGTATGACTTTGGATATAAATCTTCAGCGGTATTACAACTAGTCAAAAAGAAGACTAGTAATAACAATAATGCCATAAGTAAAGTTTTTTTTTCATATCAATTTTTCCTCCACCTTCATAAGTTTAATTTTAACACTTTGTAAATAGATTTCATAATTGCAATTTGGTAGGCGCTACTTTAGAAAATATTTATTTATTATCGTTATATCGTAATTTAAAACGGGGTGTCATTACTAGTACTTCTTTTCGATTTTCTCTATCATACCAATATATTAAATTATCAACACATGATTTGACAATTTGATAGTTTTCTTTTTGTAATTCTTGTATTTGTTTAGTGCAACTTGTAGATAAAGTTCCCACTTTATGTAATTTATTGTGTTGTTTATATGATAAGATTTTATCATCTTGTAAAATTATCGGAGTTCCTGGAAGGATTTGAGTCAAATCAAAGTTTAGCGAATCATAACTTCCTAAATTTACATCTTTTAAAGTACAAATTATTTCCAGTGTATTCGGGATTGGATACTCATTTTTTTCTTCTTTGTATTCAATATCTTTTATATGTATATTTTTAAAAATTTCATTATTGGTATGAATACTTAAATAATTTTTGGCGCGAGTCATACCTACGTAGATAGCACGAATATCTTCATATTTTATTTGAATATTATTATCATATAAAAGATATACATTATCAAATTGCATTCCTTTTACTTTATGTAGATTCGCAACGATTAATTTTTCCTCATCGAAAAAACTACTTAAACTAATCTCGCTTAAATATTCTTTTAAGTCGGTTAGATACATATCTTCATATAAATCTAAAAACTTTTCAAGAACTTTTCTATAAAGTTCATAATTAGCACTTTTAGCGAATTTATTCTTAAATTCATTTAAAGCATTAACATATATTTCATAAGGAATTTTGGTTTGAACAAAATTTTCAATTATTTGATAGAAAACACGTAATTCGTAAATATTATATGGTCTAACTTCTAAGTTTTCTTGAATTAAACGATTAGGGATATTATTGTCATTTAAAAGTGCACTTATTATTCCAGCCTGATTATTAGTTCGAGTAATTATTGCTGTTCGACCAACTGGTCTATTTAATACATCGTGTATTAGTGGTATATAAATATTGTCAGTATTGTAAGTAACAATTTTTACATAACCATTTTTATTAGTACTAGATTTCATTGCCTGAGTTTTAAGACGAAATGGAATTTCACTTATAAACTTATTGGTATATTCTACAATATTCTTTTTACTACGATAATTAATAGTCAATTCATATTTTTTATTATTAGCAAATTCATGTAAATATTTAGAACTTGACCCACGGAATTCATAAATGTTTTGATCATCATCACCAACAGCTATTACTTTAATATTTTCATTATATTTAATCAATTCACAAATTAGATTGTATTCATCTTCGCTAATATCTTGAGCTTCATCAATCACTAAAACCATTTTAGACATTTTAAAGTGATCTGCTTCATTTTCACGAATTAATGTTACTGCATTTTTTATTACATTTTCAGCTTCTTCTAAATTACCCGGTCTACCTAACAAATCAAAAGCAAAAGAGTGAAATGTTGTAATTTGTACAGCATTAGCGATATTTCCAATTAATTCTTTTAGACGAGTTTTAAATTCTAGTGCTGCTGCTCTTGAAAATGTTAGCATTAATAATTGATCAAGTCGAATATCTTCGTTAAAAATAATTTTGGCTAATATGTGTGCAAGTAAGGTTGTTTTACCACTACCTGGCCCTGCAGCAACCCCAATTATTTTAGATTTATTATCCAAAATAATTTGTTTTTGCTCATCACTTAATTTACCGAATATTTTTTGATAACGAGAACGAGTCATTCGGTAATCTAAAATTTTTCTTTCTTCTCCAGGGAAGTATTTATCTATGAAGTCTTGATAGTCAAGATTAAAATAGTCATTAATATATTCAGTCGCTTCATCTTTGTCTTCCTTCATCATCTCTGCAAATCTTCCCATTATATGAATGTTTTTATTTTTTGTATTATAATGAGTCTTCAAATTTTCATAATCAGATAGACTATATTGGCGATTATTATTTTTTTCTAACCGCTTAATTGTCAATGGCAAATGACAAACTAAGAACCCACCTTTAAACTTAATAATATCAAGATAATGTAAAATCAAAATCGCTTTTTCAATGTCGTCAATAGTAACTTCTTTGGTAATCATTCCTAATGAACTAACATATTTCTCTTTTACTTCAACCAACGATATTTCTACAAAACTAATCTCACTCGAAACTTGTTTTAATAATTGTTGTCTTTTGATATTTAAATATTCAATAATAAATTCACAAATATTAAAAAACTCTTTAAACTTATTTAGAGTTTCATCATAATTTTGAATAATATCAATTTCAATATAGTCATTATTTTTTTTACTTTTAATCACATTAAATGAATCAAATAAATTTACAACTAATTTAATGATATTAATATTGGATTTGTATTTTAATTCTTTTTCATATTTAGAAATGCATATTTCATTTAACTCTTTTAAATTATGAAGCCTTTTTCCACTATAAAAGTTTTCTAATAGAAATTCTAAAATTTCTTTGGACCGATGTAAGTCACTTTTATATTTTCGAATATCTTTATTAAATTTCGCTACTAAATCAGTACTATCAGCTAAAATTTTGACTTCGCGTAAGTAATTTACACATTTAATTACTTTTTCTTTTTCTAATCCTAATATATCAGCAAGATAATCAACTTGGCTATTAATACTTTTATCTTTATAGCGAATTGTAGAATATTGTGAAATTAAATGTTGGATTATTCTTTTTGTTGGTTCTTTATCTTCTTCTGGAATCATAGGAGATTTTCTAATAATTGCTTCAGCTTTCGCAAAATTATTCACTCGTAAACTATCAGCATAAATTCGCGGTGAATTGAACAGTCTTTTGATAAATTTTCCTTGCTCTAAGGCGGATAAGCAAACTCCAACTCTACGAGTATTATCACTATTACTATCCCATCCAGCACTTTTCGCAAGTTCAAAAGAAGTGCGACTTATTTTTTCACCAGCTTTTAATTCCTTTTTTAAACCTAGCCATAACTGATTAATTTCTTTTTGCGTGACTTTAGAAGTATGCAATAATGAAAAATGAATATTTAAATCTTCTTCGTTATATAGAATATAACAGTTGGCATGAATATTAGAATTTCTTCCAGCTCGTCCTGCCTCTTGAACATAATCTTCCAGTGAACTTGTGATTTGATAATGAATTATTACACCAATATCATTTTTATCAACGCCCATTCCAAAAGCGTTTGTTGCAACCATAATGTGCGTGTTGTTGGACATAAAATCATTTTGATGGATAATTTTCTCTTCTTCTTCCATTTGACCATGAAATTTAGAAACTTTAAAACCATCTTCTTTTAAACGATTATATAAAAGATCGACTGTCTTAGTTTTAGCACAATAAATAATTGTTGGACAATTGTCTCCCTCTAAAAGATTACGTAATTCATAATACCTTTCAGTGTCATTAGCAGAGACTTGAATAACCTTGTATTCTAAATTAGTACGTGTTTGAGTTGTTTTAAATTCTTTTAAATCAATATTTAATTTCTCGTTAAAATATATTTTTATATCTTCAATAACTTTTTGGCGCGCAGTTGCGGTAAAACAAGATACTGGAATTGGCTTGGTTAGTCCTTTATCTTTACAAATTTGTTTAATAACTTCTCCAATATATAAATAATCAGTTCGAAAATCATGTCCCCAACTGGAAAAACAATGTGCTTCATCAATAACAAAACGAACAATTTGGCGTTTTAATAATAAGCGATAAATATTACGGTTTCGTAAAGCTTCTGGTGATAAATATAAAATACTTACTTTACCATCTTCTATACTTTGAATTACATCTTTTCGTTCAATCGGATTTCTTAATAATGAGTTGATAAATGCGGCGCGATTAATATTATGTTTTCTTTTTAGATTATCAACTTGGTCTTTCATTAAAGCAAGTAGCGGCGATATAACTACAGTTAATCCTCCCATCATATCACCAGCCATTAATGCCGGTAATTGAAAAGTAATCGACTTTCCACCACCGGTTGGAAAAATAGCTATTAATGACTCTCCATCTAGAGCACTATTAACTGCTAGTTCTTGTAAAGGAATATCGTTAAATTTTTTAAAATCATTATAATTAAAATATTTTTTTAATGCCGCTAAAGATGATAATTGTTCATTACAATAAGGGCAATCACTTTGATGACAAGGAGTGATGCGTAATGATAACAATATTTCTTCAACTTTAGGAAAAGTTTTTATTACCCATGGAGGTAATAATGATTGATGTGTATCATTAGTATTTACATAGCTTAATACAAAGGATAATTCTAATGGATATTTTTCAATATACTCAAATAATTCTTTATTAAAACATATTCTTTTAGCAAACTCTTCATTTAACAATTTGACTATATTAGTGGAGTATGGATAATAGTTTAAATATAAAAATAATGGCTTAATTCCTGTAACCTTATTGAGTAATAAATATAAAATGTCCTTAAAATTATTGTTTAATTTTTGAAATTCATTAATGCAATCATAAAACAGGCTTTTAGTATGACGGGCGTCTTGAAGTGGATCATTCAAATAGTTAACATTGAATTTATAATCTTTAATTAAACTATGTGAATTTTTTCGAGGAAAAAATAACGTTGATAAATATAAAGTATCAATGATTTTATCATCAATAATATATTGATTAAGCATATTATCTTTAACATATTTCATATCGAAAGCAATAATATTATGTCCAACAAAAAATTTCGGCTTATTTTTTTGAATATACTGTACAAATTTATTGATGTCTTTAGTATAAATTTCATACCCTTTATTACTCGTAGCCCCTATTTCACTAATATGATTTGTTCGTGTATCTACTTCGAAATCAAAAAAAATCATTATGATCTCCTTCCTAATTAATCTTCAGTACTAATGCTATATTGTAAAAATAGTTCTTTTAATTTTCGCCGAATTTTAATTGTTGGAATAAACTTTCCTGTTTCCCATCTACTAACTGTAACTACTGATACCCCTAAAGTTTTGGCTAATTCTTCTTGACTAACTAACATTTTTCCCGTAATTGTTTTATCGCTAAATCATATCTCATATAATTTCCCCTCATTAATACTTTGTTAACATAATTATAACATTATTTTATAAAAAATAAAATAATACAAGCAAATTAGGATTTAAATTAATCATATTTGAAAAAGAAAAAATGGCTGTCATTTGACAGCCATGTTAATTATTACCTAGATATTGATGGACTAAATCATATAATAATTGAGCTAAGCCTTCGCCATGTTGATCGTAATATTGTTTAAACCTTTCATCTTGCACATACATACTTACTAAACCTAAATGAGCGTTTTGGTCATATTTTCCCCACGCCATTGTAAGCCATTCTTGATGCATTTTAACAACTTGATGTTTTAACTCTTCATTTGATGGATTTTCTTTTACTTTTTGTAAAGCTGTAATAATATTACTTGCTAAATGATTAAAATAATCAAATTGTTCATTTGTCATATGACTAAATGCTTTACTCGATTCGATATAAGTATCTTGTCCCCATCTTTGAATTACTTCTTCTTTATATAGTCGTTCATTTTGTTTTAATAGTTCTTCTTTTAATCCTTTAAATTTCATCTCATCACTCATTATTATTTCTCCTTTCATATTTTTGATGGTTTGGGTTACATTTTCGATTAACTAATTTAATCGTACTTTTCGTTGATTTAGTTCATTTAAATGGCTACATAAAACAGTAAGGCGAGCTTCTTTAGTCATGTTTTGCATTAATTTTTTTATTTCGTTTAGAGGAACCCCCATTTCCTTGTAAAAAGGGATTTGTTGGAGAAGATCGACATCATTACTATCATAGTAACGATAATTGGAATTTTGTTGTCTTTTAGGTTTTAATAATCCTATTTGGTCATAATATCTTAAAGTTCTCGGGCTAATTCCAGCCAATTTTGCTAACTCACTTATTGAATATTTCATGTAACCTCACCATCGATAGCAGTATAAACTATGACGTAACGTCAATGTCAACAACTTTTATAATTTTTTTTAGAAATAATAATGATATATTATTTTTTACTAAAGAAAGTAACTATTTTTGGTATATCTTTTTTTCTTCCAAAAATAAAAATTTCATCATTTGGCATTAGCACTGTATCTTTGGTTGGAACAATTACCTCTTTATCTCGTTCAATTAATAAAATATTAATTCCATATATAGATCGTGAATCAAGTTGAGTAATTGGTAGAGGAGCAAAATTTTCATTAATTTTAATTTCATAGACATCAAAGTCATTTTTGATATTAAAATAGTCAATTACATTATCAAAACCAATTTTATTAGCCAGACGTTCACTAGCAATTGATAATGGAGAGACGGTGTTTGTTGCACCGACTAACTTCAACACTTCCGCATAATCCTCGTCATCAGCTCGAGCGGTAATTTTTGGAACTCCAAGTTGTTTTAATTTTATAATGGTAATAATACTAGACGCTAAATTACTACGTTCGCTTTGACCTATCGCTACAATAACATGATCAACATTAGCAATTCCAACTGCTTTTAAAGCTTCTTCATCAGTTGGATCAGCCACATACGCATTAGTAATAATTTCGCTAGCCCTTTTAACCGCTTCTTTATTTTGGTCAATAGCAATCAAATCAACATTTAATCTATTTAAACTTTCTACTAGTTTTAGGCCAAATCGTCCTAGTCCGATAATGGCAATTGATTTTTTCATATAACTCACCTATCCTATCATAATTTTTTCTTCAATATACTCAATATGTTGTAAATCTTTTTTATACCAATTTTTATTAAATAAACTAATAATTGTTAATGGACCAACACGTCCGATAAACATTACTAAACATAGCAATAATTTCGATATCACGGAAAAATCACCAATAGAAATTTTTGATAAACCAACATTTGAAAAGCATGAAACTATTTCAAAAAGTGCAACATCTAAAGAAAGATTTTCAAAGCACAACAATAGTAAAGTAGCCATCACTATAATTGTTAGTGCCATTGATAATAAAACTGATGCTTTTTGTCGTGTTTGTGCAGAAATTAACCGATTATGAGTAACAACTTGTTTTCCTTTAGCATAACTAGTCACATTTTTAAATAATGTATAAATCGTTGTAGTTTTGATTCCACCACCAGTCGAAGCAGGGGATGCTCCGATAAACATTAAAATTATTATAATAAAGATGGTAACAGTAGATAATTTTGTTAGGTCAACAGTTGTAAAACCGGCTGTTCGTGAAGAAACACTTAAGAAAAATGATTCTAACCAAGTAAATTTATTTTCATGATTATATTGAGATAATTTAATAAAGATTGTCCCACAAATCCATAGAATTAAATTCATTGTAATAACAATCTTAGAATGAATAGATAATTTTTTATATGATTTTTTTTCAAATATATCATATATAACAATAAATCCTGTTCCACCAATCATTATTAATAAACAGGTATTTATATTAAAAAGTAAATTACTATCATATTGAATTGCCCCTTGTATTCCGAATAAATCAAAACCAGCGTTGTTAAATGCAGAAACGGCATGGAAAAAACTTATTCCGATTGCATTAATAAGATTATATTTTGGAATAAAAATTATTAAATTTATTAAAAAACCCAATAATTCCACCGCAAAAGTAAAAACAACTACGCGTCGGGCAAGCTTAACCATTCCTGAAAGACTATTTTGGTTAAAATTTTCTTTTATTAAAACACGATTAGTAATTCCAATTTTAATTCCAAGGATATACATGATGAATGCAGAAATTGTAACAACACTTAGTCCGCCAATTTGTATTAAAACAGTTAAAATAAATTTTCCAAACGGACTTAATGCACTTGCTAAATTTGCAACAGGTGTTATTCCGGTAATTGTTACAGCCGAAGTTGAAACAAAAAAAGCATCCGTAAAACTTAGGGCATTTGGATATCCTTGAGAAATTGGAAGATATAATAATATTGTTCCAATTAGTAAGATTAATAGATATGATAATGCTATTACTAAATATGGTGATAATTTCTTCATATAATTCACTTCTCTTTTTTATAAAATAAAAATAAATTTTAAAAATTATACTATATACTATTATTTATTTTAATTATATCACACTTTTTAATAATATTAGCACTTTTTTTATTTTAGAAACTTAGTTTCAAATAAAAAAAGCCCTCTTTCAAAGAGTGCTTGTGTTAATCAGATACAATGGAGCCATGTTTTACCTTAAAGGGACCACTGGTTAATGTCCTAACTGTGCGAAACTGCTAACATTTGTCCACCAAAGGGAAAATAGGGCATTCTTATATACTTTTAGGGTATTCCAACGGACAATTGGGTATTTTACCTAAACTGGTGCTTTTTGTCCATCAAAGGGAAAATGACATACTTTTGGGGTATTTTAAGGGAAAATTGAACCAGCCTTTATTTTTTCATTTTATAAATTGTTGCTTCTATTTGAGTGGTTATCCATTCATTAAAATCGCCAAAATTATTATCAATATATTGAATTGCTTCATCACTTAATTCATTAAATATACTTTCTTTATTTTTTCTTAATGCTTATGCTTGAGCATTCAAATCAAATTTGTTTTCTTTCTTCAAACTTTCAACAAATGTTTGGAATGTTGAAGCAACATTATTCGTAATAATTTCAGTGATTTTTGTTAACAAGTTTCTTTCTTTTTCTCCCTTAATTTTTGTATTTAACCTCTATGTTAATTTAATACCTAAAAATGTAATCAATGGAATTACTATGCTTGTTACAACTACACTAATAATGTTTATTACAATTTCATTCATTATTTATCCTTCCTTTATTTTAATTGATCATCAAGTCTTTTATGTGCTGATGCTACACTAGTTTCTACTTTTGCAAGTCTTGTCGATATCCCATCAAACTTTGACTCCGAATTATCAAGCCTCTTTTCAATTCGTTCTATACTTGATTTGATATAACCTAAATCTGATATTACTGTTCCAGACTCTCGGCCAATCTCTTTTGTATCGTTTTTCGCATTCCTTTTAAATGCAAGATAAGCGAAAAGCACAGAACTTATCGAACCTAGTATTGATATAACTGTTAATGTTATTTAAGTCCCTGACATTATCTCTCACCACCTTCAGGTAATTTAATATGTTTCTTAATTCTTCAAAATATTCTGGTGAGTTTGATTTGAAATTTTCTTTAAATACAATAATCTTTTCAATGACTTCTTCGCTTAATTCAACTTTAAATTCATTTGTTTCGAGATATCTTTTGACTTACTCTTCTATCCTATATAAATGATATAGGTTTTTCTTTAACGAACCATCATATAAAAATGTTTCATAATATTCAATAACTGCATTTAGGTATGGTTTTAAGTATTTCTTAAAGTCTCTATTTTTATAACTTAAATATGTTTCCTTATATGATTCATCTAAAATTAATGGTTCAAGTGGTGATAATATATGATCATTAAAAATCTTTAAAAGTGGGGTTACACTATCGTGAAACTCCATTTTTTTATTGTAGTATTTTCTACCAAAAACATAATACTCACAATTTGTTTCTCTATCTGCTATATGCATAGCACCATCAAAATCATTTAATATTACTATGATATCTTTATCTGATTTTTCATTGCTATTTTGGTAAGCTCTTGACCCACCATAATATGCAAGTAATATTTCTCTATCTTCAAATTCTTTAAACATTATCTAAACACCTCTACTAACCCTACATTATGACTTGTATTATTTGAGTATAAATATATTTGGCTTCCTGTATATTCAATGGTCAAATAATAATCACTTCCAGCATATCTATATCTTAAACTAGACATTGAACTACCTTTTGCAAAACCTCTAGAAAATACAAATGTTGCAAACCACCCTAACCTAACATGAATTAAACACTCTTCTAACGGATATGGGAAATCAGAAATATTATATTTTTTAACTGTTCCCCATGGATCTATTGGCTGTACAGTAACTCTTCTGAATCTATTTAATAATTCAGTTCTTATTGCTTCACTTTTTTCATTTACCATATTTGATAGAGTGTCTATCTTTGGTCTTGATTGTGTAAATGCACTATCCAAACTTAAACTTGTTGCTGTCTTTGTATATTTAGCAATTGGAAACTAATATCTTCCATTTGTGGTCGATAAATTGTTTTGTGTAAGTGACGGCCATCCATATGTTTGTTCTAATCTTTTTAGTTCTAAAGTATTTGTTGCTAGGTTAACTTCTACAACAATATATCCGTTTTTAGAACTATCAAGCGTGACACCAATTTGTGTGTTTGCTTCCATATAAATTCTTCGGCCATAAATTTGTATATAACCTGATCCAAATATAATGGTGTTATTTCCAGCTGAAACTGAAACTTCACTTCCAAGTCCTTTTATAATTCCTGATGGAACTAAATCGAACAAGTGATAATTAATGTCAGCATCATCTTTACTAGATACTGTTGCCCCATCGAATGTTATTTTTCTTAAAGCCATTTTATTTCCCCTCCAATATAAGTTTTAACTTTTTTGTTAATTTAATTCTTTGTTCTCCTAGTGTAATTAGGAAATCTTTTATTGTTCCGTTTAGTTATATTCTTGATAGGATTGTTGCCCATCTCTTATCACCATGAATGAATAAAACCTTATCTCCTAACTTAATTTTCTCAAGTGGAACAAACACTTGATTGTCTCTTGTGATACTGAAATTTATATTGTGCATATAATCTTCTTTTAAAAGTTCTTTAGATGCCAAATCATAAAGTGTTCCCATTTCAGTATCAAGGTCTTGATATGATATTTCTATCTTTGAAATATACATTGCACCGACTTTGGCTTTTACCCTTATATAGACATATCCATTAATTTCATTTATTCTATCGGTGGTGTATTCTTTGTTCTGTGTTTGTGTTATATTTTTATAACCTGTTGTTGCATTTCCAGCTTGTAGGTTATATTCGTTTTGAACTGAAGCTGTCGCAAGTGTTACTTTAACTTGGGTTATCTTAATGTTATTCCCAAAGTTTGATATTGCAGTTGATAACGAAAAGACATTTGTATTTGGATTCATTGCTGAACCTATCTGGACTCCCCTTTTTGAACTTGAACCATCGAATCCAACATATGTAGCTGAAGTTTGATACCAACTAATATTTGAAAGTGTAATTGTACCTGCACTTGTTTTAACTTGCCCTGATGTAAAAACATTAGTATATATATTTCCTTTAATGTCGTTGTCCTTATAGAATTTCTTTTTCTCTACAACATCAACAATTCTTCCTTCTGCATTTTTATCATCTGTTATTGTGTTATCTTCAAGTAAATAAAATGACTCTTTTGTTTTATGAATTACATTATCGGTATTCGGAATAAAAGTAATTTTATTTAAATTAACTTCTTTGTTATCACTAATACTTAATCCTCTAATCATTGGAAAGGTTGAAGATAATATATGTTCATTTCTGCTATCAATTGTTACTATTTTTAAATGGGTAATCACTCCATTAAGTATTCCAAGTCTTGCTTCAAGTCTTATTTTATATTGTTTGTAGATATCCCTTAAAAAGTCGCTAAACTTGGTTAATTTGTTGTCTTCTGCAGTTATCTTTCCAACTATATCAAGTTCATTTAGAAGCGTTAAATACGGTCTGTTTTGGTGTTCATCGTGATTCTCTACATACTCTTCTCTGATGTATCTTATTAATTCATCTCCGATATTACCATTAAACTCCACAGCGTTAATTTCAAAATCTAAAGAAGAAATATAATCTATTGAAGTTAGTTTAATTTCTCCAAAATCAGTTAATTCTATATTGGTTATTATCCCTATATAAAAGAATGATCGTTCGTGAAGTATTATTATATCTCCAATGTTTGATATTGATTTAGTGTGATTTGTAACGAAATAGCTATTTTGATTTAACACGATATCTAAAACTATTTGATAATCTTTTGAGATATCAAGTTCTTCTTTGAATTCATATGTCTTCTTATCCAAAATTATTACTTTCATTAGTTTGCCTCATATTCTTCAAATATCGTTATGTAACATTTCGTTTGGGATGTAACGCCACTTTTGAATTCAAGCCTTGATTCTCCAAGTGGTAATGTTAAAAAGTTTGTACATGTGAGTCTTGCATTCCATAAATACTTTCTCCATTTTTATTAATGTATGCATCGTTTGAAATTGAAGATATTTCAAATGTTCCTGTATCATTTATTAATAATCTTAATGTTTGATATTCTTTTTCGAATTGCCAAATCTTTAACTCTGGATTATTTACTGCACCAACAATTTTAACTATCATTTCTGCTTTATTGTGTCCGTTATTTGTAACTCTAATTACTCCACTTCCAGATGCATGATATGTATATGGATATTTATATTGATATTTCTTTTGTTGACTTACTTGCTCAACATTGATTTCTAAATCAATTCTTTTAAGCCAATTTGATAATTTATCCAATCTTAATTCTGACCTTAAAACACCAAACTCTATTTGCCCTTTGGTTAACTCAACTAATTCTACATAACAATATTTTTCATCTACTGTTTTGTAGTGTAGGAATAATTGATTGCTTGTTTTAATGAAATCTACGAATTCTAAATACCCTAGATAACCCTTCATGAACACTAAACCCAATATAATCTCACTTATTGGATTTTCGGTTCTTGCCATTTTTGATTTAGATCCATAGTTAAAATAAATATTTTCTTTTACAATACCTAAACCTTCTATTGAGTAAATAAGCACATCTTTGTTCAACTTGAATTCTTCGCCGATTTCATTTTTCAAATATAACTCTCGCATTAGTAAACACCCCCAAGTGCTTTATTAATTGAATTGACATCAAAGGTGCTTGCTGTTGTATTTACTGTTACATTGTTATGAGCTGTGTAATTCGTAGTTGTATTTTTATTACTTTGGAATAATCTTCCTGTGAATAAATCTCCAAAGAAACCTCCCACTTTTTGAAATACTCCACCAATACCTTCTGCTATTTTAGAAATATTATCGATGATCCATTTAAATGCACCAATAATTTTTTCCAATACCCACAATATTGGTTCTAATAACTCGTAAATAATTTCTAATACTGGTGCTAATACTGAACTGAATATCTCTCCAACTGCTGTAATAAGTGGTGCTAACGCTTCAAATATATCGGCCATAAAATCAAGTTGTGCTACCAATGGTTCTATTAATAACTCCAATAATGGTGCTAATTGTTCGATTATCATTGCAATAACTTCGATAAACACATTAACTATCTCTAATAACGGTTCAAGTATCGCAAAAATAATTCTTAATGCTGGTTCTAATAAAGTTACAATAATATTTATAACTACCTCTAATACTTTAGAAATAACTTCAATAATTGAAACTAATACATTTAAGATTGAATTCAAAGGCTTTAATATTGTGTTAATTAGATTTCCAACTATTCTAATAACATTGCCAACTATCTGAATAATGATTTTTAATATTCTTGTAATAGGTTCTAATATTGCCCTAATCAGATTTAAAAGTTGTCCTATTATTGTGGACACCAAGTCTATAATTATTTCTATAATCGGCATTAACGTTTCAACAATTTCCATAATTGCTTCTATTAAAATAATTAGGACTGGTAATATCTCTTCAATTAAACCCATGACAAGTTCTGTGACTTCCGAAAGTATGTCGACAAGTATATTGATAATTGATTCTATCGTTGGCATTAATCCTTCAATAATTTCAACTACTACATCAATTACTTTGTTTACAACTTCAATTATTAAGTCGATTACCGGTTTTAATTTATCGAGTAAACTAGTTATTAATTTTGCTATTGGTTCAAGTAATCTTTTTACTAATTCAATTATCTGCTTTAGTAATTCTCTGAACTTTTCATTCTTTAATAATATTGTAGCCAGAGCTGCGATTAATCCGATTAGAGCCACCTTTCCCAAGGATATACCTTTTATAAAGGTGAGTATTTGACCGCCTGCAAAAGCACCTTTCAGTTTGGTTATTAACGGTATTGCTTTTGCAACAATTGATATCACAGGGCCGATAGCTGCAACCACTCCATGCTCCACCACCATGAAGTGCTAATCCACCATAACTATCGCATTGTAATTTACGGCTAGTTAGTCCACTGTCTGCATATGATCCACCTTTAACGAATTCTCCTGTAGGATTAATTAATATCTTTGTATCTTTAGATATTAACTTTTTAGGAATTGTTTTACTAATTACTTTTCTAATTAATGGTTCATATGTATCTCTTTTTACTTGTGGTTTGGTTTGCATTGAAACAACTACAGCTGTAACTGCAGTTGGTTTATCTTTTTCAAAATTAATTGATATCTGGCATTTGCCATCAATACCAAAGATATCATTTTCTTTTTTATTTAATTTATCTAACTCTTTAGCAAGTTTTCTTGATAATACTACTGAAAGTGGCATTAACTCTTCTGTTTCATTTGTGGCATATCCATACATAATACCTTGGTCTCCAGCACCACCTTTATCTACTCCAAGTGCTATATCATTTGATTGAGTAGAAATCTTTTCTTCTATTTGATATTCACTTCCGTTTAGTCCTATTTCATCTAAACTTTTTCTTGCTAAATCTTTAATGTATAAAGAAGCTTTGGTTGTTACTTCTCCAGCTATTACTAAAAGATTATCTTTGATTAAGCATTCTATTCCTGCTCTTGTATCTTTATCTTCTTTAAGTAATTCGGTTAATATATAATCTGCTACACCATCACATATTTTATCTGGGTGTCCTTTTAATACTGTCTCGCTAGTTTTAATCACTATGTCACTCTCTTTCAAATTCTTCTATTTCTGATAATGGTGTTTTTACTCCATCTCTAATTAAATAACAATCTTCGTTTGATTCTTTAAAATCAATGTATCTTTTAACTATTACATCTACATATGTTTCATCTAGTTCATTGATAAATGCTTTTCTATTTAATTGTTCACATGCAATTAATGTTGAACCACTACCACCAAATGGATCAAATACATTTTCTCCGCTTCTAGAGCTGTACTTTAATAAATCCCCAAGTAAAGATATTGGTTTCATTGTTGGGTGTAAGTCATTCTTTGCAGGTTTATCATGATTTAACACACTATTTTTAAGAGAATAAATATCTTCAAGTCTTTGAACTAGCTCATCCTTTTTCATTGATTTGAAATCTAAACTTGGTGCATCAATTACTGTTGTTTTAGTTCTATCATCAATAAAGTAATGTGCTTTACCTTCTTTCCATCCATAATAGATACATTCATGTCTCCATTGGAAATCTTGTCTTCCAAGTACTAATGTGTTCTTATTCCAAATTAATTGTTGTCTTGGTTTAAGTCCATTTATTTGTAATGCTTTATCAAACTCTACAAGTGAACTTGAGCCATGGCATACATAATAAACACCGCCTTGCTTCAAGACTTCTTTCATATTTTTAAATGCTTTAACTAAAAACTCTAGGAAGTCATCACTTGACATATTATCGTTTTTAATTCTTCTGTTATCAAATTGTTCGTTGGTATCTCCCTTATTTCCAACATCCACATTATATGGTGGATCAGTTAATACCATATCAATTGTATTTCCATCTAATAATCTTTTTATATCTTCTTCGTTAGTAGAATCTCCACAAGCAAGTCTATGTTTACCTAAAAGGTAAATATCTCCTTGTTTACTAAAAGGAATATCTGGTACATGTTCGTTTGGGTCAAAGTCATCTTCAAACACTTCCTCTTCAAACTCTTCAAACTCAAAGCCAAACATACTCATATCTATTCCATCGATATTTTCAAGTTCAATCTTAAGTTTGTCTAAATCCCAACTTGCAATTTCTCCGACTTTATTATCTGCAAGTCTAAAGGCTTTTACTTGTTCTGGTGTTAAGTCACTTGCAACTATACATGGAACTTCTTCCATCCCAAGTCTTAAAGCTGCTTTTAATCTAGTATGACCTGCAATAATAACTTTATTCTTATCTATAATAATTGGAACTTTAAAGCCAAACTCTTTAATTGAATTTGCTACAGCTTCAACACCTTCATCATTATATCTTGGGTTATTTTCGTATTCCTTTAGTTCGTTTACGCTTATGTTTGTTATTTGCATCTATATCCCCTATCTCTAAACGATCCCAGTCGTTTTCATTTTTCTTGTTGATTATCTTTTGTTCAGATAATTCTATTTCATATTTCTTTTCACTAAATTCTTTACCGAAGTTAACAATTAATAAATACCTAGCAACTCCCATGTCTCCAATAATAGTCCTTGTTTGTTTTATGATTTTCTTCTTTGTACCTGTTGGTGTTTGTTCTATTATTTGGTCTTCGTTGGTAATAGTAAATCCCATTGCTCTTTCATACATTTTTTCAAGCAAAGATTTTTTAAGTAAGTTTCTTCCATCCTCATATGCAGTATCAACATCTTTATACTTTTTTCTTAATGCATATAAAGTGCTTTCTGCAATTCCTAACTCACTTGCTATTATTCCCATTCCACATGATCTACTTGCTAGGTCTTTAATTAACTTAAGTTTTGATTTTAGTGTTCCTTCTTTCTTCCATACTTGATAATTATCTTTTCTCAAAATCATTCCTCATTTCTTTTGAAAGATTTAGAGGAACTACGACTATTTCTCGCACTTCTTATGCAGTAGGTAATTTACCTGTTCATTGTGATTATACCGCTTTTAATTTTTCCTTTGGGTTGTCTAAGAGCATACAAATTAAAAAGAGCTAATCTTTTACGACTAGCTCTCATATAAACTTTATCTGTTTAATTTTGATTTATACAGTTTTTAATTTTCTTTCTACTAAAACTATAGGGACTACAAATGATGCAATTGGAATAATTAATATTCCTATCCAAATAATATAAATTACCCATTTTTCCATAATTTTTCATCTCTCCTACATAATCATAATACCATATTTTTAAGGTGTTTTTTAAGCTTTTTTCAATTTTCCTTTATTTTCCCTTAAAAGTATATATAAAGGTATCTTGAAGTATCTTATTTTACCCTTGATGGATTCATAAACTGTAGTTATTGAATGGATTAATTTTAAAAAAGAAAAGGTGGAGGACAAACCCTACCACCCCGATTCCAAACTACTATCTACTTTTTGTTTTAAAATTGTTTGGATTCTTTTGATTTGCTCTGTTATCTACTTTCGCCCTGTAACTCGAATTGTTCGGATTACTCTGGTTTGAGCGATTATTCATTGAACTCCTATAAGCTGCGTTATTTGGATTCATTGAATTTGAGCGTTGGTTATTGGATTGATTACCTTTACCCATCTTGTTACCTCCTCTCTGTCTGACATAGCTTATTTGAATGCTCAGTCAGGATTTGCTACATTTATTATATCATAATTGTATAAATTAAAAAAGTAATTTGTTTATAACCATTTCATGATTTTTAAAAATATCTTTAAATTCTTGTGGAGTATATGACATAAGTTTATTAAAATTTCTTTCGACCACAATCATTACTTGTTTTAGAGTTTCAATATATGTTTTGTCTTCTTTGATAATCTTACTATTGACTCCAAAGTGATTAACATGACATAATAAACTACTCAAGCTGTATAATCCATTAAAAAAGTCAGAATCAACTTTAGTTAAAAATTGATTATCCTCTATCATATTTTTAATAATCTGCCAATTACTTGGGATAGTTTTACCATCAAATAACCATGAGTTAGGTTGTTTTATTTTATCTACCTTTATCCTAACATTATAATTTTTTGCAAAGTATTCCTTATAGAAATTTAAGTTTTTTTGATAGTATTGTTCAGTTGTGATTTTGTCTATTCCAACCATATTCATTTTCTTATGATCAAACCCAGGTTCATATATACCCTTATACATTCTTATTACATAGTCAGCTTTATTATACCTTTGTATATCCGTATAACATTGAAAGACTTCAATTTTTGTTTCATCCATTTTTAATATCTGATCTATATATGAAACATCTTCTAACACTTGTCTAATCTCAGGATAAAAAATGAAATCTTTTTTATGGTAGTAACCAATCAACAAATCACGTATGTCTTCCGCTAAAATATCAATCAATTTACCTATAGTCGTTTTCTTTCTTTCTCCAAAACCATTTTTAATATGTGGTGCTGTTATTCCTATATTCAACATTGTATACTCTGCCCTTATGTTATAAGGATTTTGGTTGTAGTCTATAGGCGAAAAATCACTTACAATTTCTTTTGGTGTTCTATCAAATTGATTAAAATCATCTTGAAATATAAAGAATCTTGGAATAGTATTTTCAATTAGCTTAATATCAAAACTACTATTAAACTGATCGATGCTTTCTATGGCTTTTATAATTTCATAGAAAGTTCCCATCATTTCTATCAGTATTTCAAAACATAATATAACTCGAATATA